AAAGCCGGAGATCTCCAGGATCTTCGCTAGCGCGTTACCGTACCCCAGCCGTGCATCCATCCAGAGTTGCAGCCCGGCGGTCCGGATCTGACCGGCCGATTCATAGACATAACCCAGGGGATCGTCGATGCCGAGATCATCTGAAAGGTCTATCACGAAGGCTTCCAACGGAATGCCCTGCGGCCCTGTCTTGTACTCCCGGGCCAGGGATCGATTGAGAACGACCTTGTCGAAGGCGTTGTACTGGAACTTGCCGCTGTCCTTGTTCACTCCGTGATAACGGAGCGAATAGCACTTGGCGGCCGAATTCTTGATGAGATTGATCTCATCGATTCCGACCTGCATCAGTTTGGTTCGGACGGCAGCCGTGCGGGTCTTTTCCAGCACGTCCGTGAGGCTGCCGCGCTCGTCGAATCGCTTCTCGAGTTCGGAGATATCTTCGATTGTGGATCCCTCGAGATAGCCGACGTCGCTGTGATCGGTCCCGGGCGTGGGACTGATTTCTCTCAGTTCCATCACTCCAAGACCGTGCGACCAGAATCTTGTTCTGTCTCGTAGCACTCCCATGATGCAGCCCTCCTAAAGAACGGCGGTGGCCAGTGAGGAAGCGGTATCCGTTGGAGCGCCCAGCGGCGTTGTGGTTTGCTCAGCAATCACGTACGGTTCATCGGCCACGACGTTGAAGCCGGTCGGCGTTCGTGTAAATGCTGCCTTCGGCGCCAGGAAGTAGATCTCCAGGGCGAGCGTGCGCTGCGTATTGGATTTCATCGACAGCACAGGCCCTGGCTTCAGCCTGCAGCAGCATGCGCTGATCTCCTGGATCTTCCCGGTGTCGAGGTTCTTCTTGTAGTAGTACAGGTCGTAATACTTGCCCCGGGCATTCTTCAGGAGGTTGATTTCATCGATCGATGTTTGGAACAGGACCGACTTGATACCGGCTTCCCGTTGGCCGGTTTGGGCGTTGATGACATTTCCCACTTCATCGATCCACTTGATGATGCTGTGCTCATCACCAAAATCGGTCCCGCCCAGAAAGCCAAGATCAAGCCACGGGTCGGAAGGAGTTGGCGAAATCTCTCTGAGCTTGAGAAGACCGCCGCCGTTCACATCCTGACGTAAACGATCGCGTGCTAGTGCCATGATTATATCCTTTCAGTTATTGGTGAAGGTAAAAACTTGTTTATTATCTTCTTCGGTTTTGCCTCTGTTGCGACAACGTTGCCCATCTTACATTCCCTGGCTCATAGTCTCCGTCATTGTTGATGCGATCAATAGTCAGTTCCGGATTGGGTTTGCGGCCTATGTCGTTCAAGAAATTCACGAAACTATGAAGCCAACGCTCGCAAATACTTATGCCACGACCGCCGTAATTTTCCCATTGATTATTTTTTGAGTTATAACACCGAGTTTTCATGTTCAGCCATGCACGGTATTCCGGCGTGGTCCTTTGATGAGCCGCGTGGCCATGGGTTAATGCATTCTCGCGGCCAAGACATCCGCAAGATTTTGTATTGCCCGTTGTCAAATTACTAGCGCTCACAATGACCACGTTTCCGCAGGAGCAACGGCATCGCCATGATGCACCACCTTTAGCTGATCCCGACTGACTTATGACCGTCAGTCTTCCGAATGTCTGGTTTGTGCGATCCCTCACTGCTGGCATGTTTCTTACCCTTTCATCAGCCTGATCACAATCTGTGTTGCAGTCCCAATCTCCAAACAGCTCGATGGCAAAGCACCTCGCCCAGGGTCCCGAATGTCGAGCTGGTCCGGTTCAGGGGAAAGCTCTTCCATGTTTTTCCATTAAGATTTTGCAGGTAACGGAACTTCGTTTCGATCGCATCGACGAGAGTGTTGAAAGCATATTCGCTCGGAGTGCCATCATCCTCATCGTCCTTGAAACCATAGTAGAGCTCGATCTCCCAGAACTCATTCTCTTGCACCCAAACGATCTCTCCCGCCTCGTCGGTCGATCCGAGACCGCTTGCCACCTCGGTATCGTCCACGCGGCTGAACCAACAAACATTTATCAATCCAGTTGTATCTTTGAACCGGCTGAGGAAGGTCCCCCAGTCTGCCGAATGCCGGCGATGCTTGTAGACCTTGCCGATTCCGGAGACGGCATTGAGTTGCGCCTTGATCTCGTCACGGACCGTGGCGTAGTTCACGCATTCACCCTGTCAAGGATTGCCGGCAATCTAGCTTCGAGCCAGGCAGCGATGTCGATCTCGTAATAAGGTTCTTCGTCTGTCGCCAGAACGAGAGTCGACTGAAGACCCAGCTCATCGAGAGATCGCTTGACGAAGAGCTTTGCCTCGGTTCCCTTCTGAGCGATCTTCACCTGGATCGCCCGGGCGACGGCCTGGATCGCACGCTGTCTTGCGTCGCCTCTCAACTTCTTTGTTCCCGCTCTCGCTGGCAATGCTTTGCCAGTCGAGAACTCGACTCCGACTGCAAGGACATGCGGCTGGATCTTCTGTTCGACCCACCGTGCGATCGGTGCGATCGGCGCCCAGTGAGGCTTCGTTCCCAGCTCCATGTAAGCTCCGTATCCGCCCTGACCAAACCACAGCGGCGAGCCCACACCGATGAAAGCCCTGGCCGGCCTGAACTCGGAGATCGGCTCGAAACTCGGCGCGAGTGCATCGGTGGCCACAGGTGCATTCTTTTGGATCAGTCCGGTAAGATGATTCACAAGCGCCAGGAGTTCCTGCTCGATCTCCTTCTTGACGTTGCTCCAGTAATCGTTAAAGAGCATCGAGCCTTGTGCCGTCGATCGCGGAGGTGAAGTTTCCACTATCTATTTTCCTGTATCCTGAAGAGCGTTTCGCAGTTCTCACAATAAATCTGCAAGATGATCTCGTTCGGAACCGGAGAGTATGGGAATATCATTGTCTGATAATAAACTTGTTGATCTGGCGCCTCGCCATAAGTCTTGCGTGTCGCGACAAGCTTCTGTCCCCCGCAGTGTGGACACAAATTAGTAACCATCACTTCCTCCGATGAAACATATAGGATCCACCTTCCATATCGGTTGGCCGCATGGGTTTCGATGCCATTGCAGCTGCCACGCTGGCCTCCGGTTCTTCCGTTCCGAAGACAGCAAGGTTGTACTGCTTCAGATATTGACGCGCGAGACTCTGATAGCGCGAGGACTTGTCATGATAGTTGACCACATCAGCTGAGATTGTCGCATCACTCGACTGGGCGTACGCTGCAGCCAGGCGCTGGCAGGCGTAAGCGGCAGCCAGGACGGTGATGTTCGAGAAATTCTCATCCGTGTCTGGGAAGTTCTGAACACCAGCTCGAGGCAGGTCCATCTCGAGCGATATTTCGACGATGAAGTAGACGCTTGCTGAAGGCTGAGAATCCACAAAACGCAGCTTGAGATTCGATCCATCCTGGGCGGTCCCATCGTCGTAGATCTCGTACAGCGAGGTATTCAGGATGTCTCTCGGCTTGCTGCCGATCGGATATTCGATCTCTTTGATGCTCGAGTACCCATGCTTCCACAGGCTGCCGAAGATCGTGGAAAGTAGATATTCCGAGGTCCCGTTCCCCTGGACTTTCTTCCGGACCACGAACGGCCGGTGGCCGGAATAGTCCCGGATCGCCTTTGCGAGGATTTTGTCCAGATCTCCGCCGGATGTCGTCGTGAGTTTCGGGGGATCGTCTTTGATCAGGGACTGGAGTTCCTCGATGTAATCCAGGTAGGAATGCGCTTCAGAGAAATCCAGGAGGATGAGCTCCACAATTGTCCCATCGCCGGTGGGTAGTAATCCGATTGCAAGAAGTGTCACAGATGACGCTGAGACGAACGTTGCAACTCGTCCCCAGAAGATGTTCGCGCCGATCCGGAAAAAGACCTGTCGCTGTTCATCAGCATCTGTCTGCTCGAAGACCGGCGTCATCGTTGCCCCGGCGATCGTACGTGACGATGCGAAGTAGCTGGCAGTGCCGGCGCTCAAGTACTTGGACGACATGAGTTTCCTCGATTAGCGTTGGATCCCGCCCTTCCCCTGGGGACGGGATTTCGACTGTTCAAGTCTCGTCAGCAACGCGAGATTAAATACGCAGATACCACAAAACCACAAGGACCTGCTTGAACCTTACGCCCGTCCCACAAGTCCAGATTCCGCGGACAGTTTCACCGGCATTCAACGTTGACAGCGAAGGCGGTGTATTGTAGCTCCATGCATCTGCCGCCGTGGATGTGAAGTTGACTGTCGCTATAGCCGTGCCTGAGGTCGATTTCTTCAAGACGAATCTTCGGACGACGGCTGCAGATCCCGTATCGATCGTGCACATGTATACTTCGATTTTCGCAAGCCGAAGCTTGAACGGCGCGTGAAACGACACGAAGATTGAATCCGCGGCAAAGCCCGAATTGATGCTCACCGAATCCCGGTAGAATGCAACCGGGTAGACCGGTGTGTTAAGGTTGTACGCAATCGTCTGTGCCTCTGCAACTGGGACGAACAACGTCAGAAGCACTGCAGCTACAAGAAGAAACTTGATTGCTTTCATGTCATTGCTCCGGATTGATGTGAAAGAAAAATGGGAGCGGTCCCCAGAAGGGGACCGCTCTTGAATCTCGGTTTAACCTGCAACGATCGATCCGTCGAACGCCCGGAAGTCGGTGACGTTGCCGCCGTACTCGTGCCGGATCTTGAACGTGTTGACATCGTTCGTGAAGAACGATCCGACGTTCGGCAGATCGGAAACGAAGATCTCGGGCGTCTCCTGGCCGTTGATGAAGCCGATCTCGATGCCCACAAGATCCTCCCGCCGGCCTGTCAGAACCCAATCGGTCGCATCAGTCCAGTAGTCGACAATGATCGGCGTGACACCGATCTGCTGCAGAAATTCTGGCACCGTGTTGCTCTTGTTGAATGCCGGCGTCAGTAATCCATAGGCGATCACTTCCAGATCGGATGGTGCAAGCAAATATCTGGTCCGGATACCTAGCGGCTTGTTGTTATCTTTCATCGTCTGCTTCTTCATTCGCAGACGAGCGGCAGCAAAGGCAACACCATCAGTTCCAAGTGCAGCCGAGCCGATGTTCGCGTGATCGTTGTGATAAAGCGCCTTGCCGTCGTAGATCAGCGGATTGACAAACGGCCGCAGGAAGTCGTAGACGAACTCGTGCAGTGTCTGACCTGCAGCCCGGGCCATTCTGATCGGGATCTTCTGGATGGAGCCGACGTCGTCGTTGAGGATCATCTCCCGCGTGATGTCTTCCGTTCCGCCACGCTTCGCCGGCGAGTAGGTGGCTTTCTCGTCGGTCGGAGAAACGAGCGCAGGATAGGGATCCCGCTCACCTACGATGGCCAGGTTCGGATATCCGCCGTATCGGACTCGCTGTTGCTCCTTAAAATCACTCAGCGGAATGATGTCGCAGAACGCTCTCCAGGTGTCGAGACCAAGTTGAGCGTAATCCCGGACTAATCTGCGATTCAGGGTATTCGCCAGGATGTTCGCCCAGTCTGTCGTCGAGAGCGATGCGGTGAAGCGAGAATTCTTCGGTGCCTGTCCGGTTACCCTGGTATCGCCTGTGAACTGGATGTAGGCCTCCTTGATGGAACGGAATGGGTCCACTCCCCCGAGCAGCTGCTTGTACTCCTCCGTCCCAGCCTTGACGGGCTTGAGAGCCTGCGATGAGCAGAGGAAGAATCCATCGAGAGCTGCCTGGAATTTGTCCTGCTCATCCTGTCCCGGCTGGATGTCCATGCCACGGTTGTTCACGCCCGGCTGCGTGAAGGGTGCGAACATATCCCGGATGGACTTGATGTCATCATCCAGTTCCGTTGAGGTGAAGAGCTTATCCTTCCACCGCTTCTGAATGCTCGTCTGCAGATGTTGAGGAAGCTTGCTCTCGGCGAGCTTGGTGGCCAATATGCCGGCGCAGGCCTGGAGCCGCAGCTCCTTCATTTCCTTCTGGATCGGATCAAGAGCAGCTTGGAGAGTTTTGTCGTCCTGCTTGTTCTTGTCCTTATCCTTGTTCGCAGCCTCCTTGGCCGCCTCCAGAACCTTCTGCTCCTTGTCGATGGTCGCCCTGAATTCCGTGAGCTTCTCATCGATCACCTTCTCGTCGAGCTGAGCTCCGTCTGGCAGATGCAGCCGCGACTGTGGCTTGTCGGCCGCGAGCAGGTGAGTGAAGAGTTCGTTCTCATCGATCTTCACGACGTCGATGTTCTTGCTCGCGAGGAACGTCGGATACACGAGCAGAAAGAGTGTGAGAAGTTTGTGCTTCAACATGGTGGAATCCCCCGATTGTGATTGTTGTTTCGATGCTACTAATTTGTTGAACTTTCCCCCGGCTGCCGCT